AACGACGTAGAAAGATACGCTTTGCTTGGGAACGGCTCGCCATACGGCGGCGGTGAATCGATAAAGTTCTGAAGGTCAGTGCTTATCGCGTACTGCTTTGTGACGTCATCCCCAAGGTCGGGCGCTTTGATAACGAACTGCCAAACTCGGGTCGCTGTGATCTCGGTTTCCGAACGAAGCTCAAATTGATCTGAAACATCTGTGTTTGTCGATGAGTCTACAAATGTGAAGTCGGTGAAATCAACGGCGTATACGCTTCTGTCGAAAGTTATTGTGGCGGTGAATTCTTCCCCGCTCTTAACTCTGGCAACAGGAACAGTAAACGCGACGTTTGGAATCTCGCTGGGATTCTGCCCATTGGGATCGACAGCGCCTTGCCCAAACCGGATATGCGAATCCCCAGCATAACCCTCGGTGCCGTCAGGCCAAGGCATCCACTCTGGGTCACCCGCCTTTCTATATTCACCTTTAAAGTTGACGCCGAGAGATTGTGCGTTCCCCGAATCGTCAAAGTACGCGATGCCCTGCGGGAACAACAACTCAACTACCGCAGAGTATGCAGTCGGGACAGTGTTCGCGGCTCCATTATCCCCGTCATCGTTTAAGCCGACGCTTAACTCGACAGAGTTCAGAGGGTATTGGAGAAGCTCTAGCGGGACATAGCTTAAACCCTTATTCGGGTCATCATCGATCCACGCAGGGACGTTGTCATGCTCCTTTACTATGGCACGAAAGAAAGTGATCTTGGTGTCGCCTGCTCGATAGTTGAACACGTTCGACTGACCAAGGCCCCAATCGACTAGTGTCGTGAAGAGCGTCGAGTCGCCAGCAGAAAACGCTTCCGGTTGTGCCGCAAGATTGCCGATCATCTTCACCCGGCCATACGGAACGGGTATCGGCTGATAGGGTCGAGCCGAGTTCGACTGATTGGTTAGAAAGTACGACTCGCCTGTATCATAACCGCCTGTCGGAAGATTGACCGACGGCGGCGGTATGAACGCATTGACAAGCGCCGTCCCGACAGCGGTGATAGTCGCCACAACAATGGCTTCAGCAGTCGCAACTTTCAGCCCTGTAGACGCCGCAAGTTTCGCGCCCAGCGGACCAGCCAGCTTGAAGGCTATAACGGTAATGGCGATTGTCGCGATCAGTCTTAGTATTTCTTTTCCGCTATCACCCGCCGGTCGAATGAACAATTCGATCGCGTCTTCCGGTTGCAGAATGTAGCTGTCCCACTCCGTCGCGAGTAACTCCGAACCGTTCAGATGGACCACCACAAACGGCCTGATGACCTCGGGAACATTTGAAGCATCAAGCAACTGAACAATCGTCAGCCCATAACCGATCTCGACATTCAGAACAGACAGTGGCGGCTCGGCGGGTTTCACTGTAATCATCTCGCCCATCGATATACCTCTGTCAGACGGCGCGACCAAGAAAGCGAAGACAGCCTTTCTCGACAACTTTGTGTTCCCTTGAAGGCGTGGAGAAAATCATCTCCCTCCAGCTTCACCCCAACGTGTATCGGTTGTCCCATGATCTTGAAAACCAGAACGTCGCCATACTCAGGCTCATCAACCTTCAGCCAGTTCACCTTGTTCTCGTTGATCGCCAACGCGACAGAACCGTGATCCTCTGCGCTCGTATATGCCCACAGATAATCGGGGATGCTGATGTCGAACTGCTCTTGATAGAACAACTGCACAAGTCCCCAGCAATCCAAACCCTCGCGATCTCTACCGCGATTCGTATAGGGAATGCCGATATAACTGTTCATTGCAACGCGAAGAACAGAGCTGGAAACTCTGATTGGTTGTAGATGTTATTCAGCGTCTTCCGTCCAGCCCAGCTTCCTGCTTTAAGCTGAAACGTAACCTCAAGCGCGTCGTACTCTACGGCCCCGACAGTCATGAACCCGATCGACTTTTCGACAAAGTTCAGATCGGCAGTAGATACCAAATCGATCTGTACCTGCGGCGGCTCTGTTGGCTTGCGAATAACATCCATCAACTCGGGAGCAAGGTTATATGTTTTCAGTACAAGGTTCTGCGGCTTGCCTCCGTCATCTGGCGGCAGAATAACCTCAAACGGGAACGGCTCATACTTCTGTCCGTTCGATACGATCTCTTCGTTGTTGTTCACAAGGTAAAGCGGTGCGTCGAGTTCATCCGATGTAATAGTCATCAGCCACAGCAGAGCTTCCTCGCCGTGGTTCTCTGAGACTTGAACGACTGTGTCGTTGGATAGGCTCACCAGTTCGACCCCTGATACATCTGAACCGTCGCCTCGAAATGGTTTGGATCGATCCATTTAATCGTAGGCGGTGTTGTCCACAAGAAAAGCTCTTCGGTGTCATATGGTGTCTTGACCAACGTCGGCTTGGTTCCAAATGCTTGATCTCTGTTGAACCAATCTCGAAACGAAATGTACTTGTCGGCGGTCAACTTCACTGTGACGTTTACCGTTCGATTGATCCCCGTGTAACGCAAGCGCGTTCGCACGTTGCCCTTGTCCATAGTATTCCGCACGACGTTGTCGGCTTGAGTCTCATCCCATGTTGACCAACACCCGTCGAGATCATTTGGCCTTGGACCTGTTGCTCCGCTATATGCCATATCAGTACCCCAACCTTCTAAGTCCAAAAGACGACCCGAGCATCTTGTCGAAATCTCCTCTGGCAAATCCGCTGTTCACCTTCTGCTTAATGAGAACATCGATGTCGATGCCACCATTAGAATCTTGCCTTTCGGTGACACTCACCTCATCGTTGCCGTAGTTGTTTACGTTGACCGTTACCTGACCCGCCGCGCTCGTACCCTTCGGCGACGCTCTGGCAACTACCGTCCCAACCATCGCCGTTGATGTCTCCCCCGCTCTCGCCATGCCGTCGGTTGGGAGTGCAACACGACCAAGAGTGCCGAGTCTTGTGTCGCCCGATCCGGCTGAAGTTGTTCCGATGTTGAAATAGCTCTTGATGCCGCCGTATAAGATTTCGAAGAACTGAGTGAAGATATCGTTCAACATCATCTTCGCAATTGTCTCCAATACGTTTTTCGCAAAGTCATCGAATGCCAGCTCTCCGGTCTTCAGTCCCTCGACCAACGTGTTGCTGAAGTCGCGAGCGAAGCCGTCGATCGATTCTTCAATCTTGTCCAAGTACCCGATGATCGGATCAGGATCAAGGTCATCCTCACCGAAGGTGAACGCCTCGATCATGTCCTCAACCTTTGCGCGAAGAGCTGGGTCAGTGAGTTGTTCTAAAGCGGCATACATAATGCCCAGATACTCGGCGGCATCATTGGCTTCATCGTTTAACGTCCCAATGAACTCTTTGACTTTGTCATCGAACGAAGCGAGATTGTTGACATCTTCGGGATCAACAAAGTCACCGAATTCGGCGGCTTCTCGAAGATCCCACAGTCGTTCAATGGTCGCGGGATCTGTCGTACTTCTCAAAGCGGCGTCGATGTATCCAAGTGTTTTCGCAAGCTCGTTCATCGGGTTGGTCTGCTGGACGAACTTCGCGACCTCCGCACTGTATGCTTCTATAGCATTTAATCTGTCAACCTGCGCTTGAGCGTTTGCGTTTGCCGCCGCTGTCTCTTCCTTGGTGGCTTCGGTTGTCAGCCCAAGTTTCTCGCGAAGCTCGTTGTATTCGACAGACAGCTCCGCGATCTTGAAGGCTCTCTCCCTGATGTATATGTTGCCGCCGCGCATTTCACCGGAGTCGAGCTTCACAATCTCTTGTCTCAAATTCTCAATCTCTGAAGCCAAGAAAGCCATGCGCGTTGTGTCGGTTTGATTCGCCAACAATCCGAAAAAGTCTGCGAACTTGTATGTCGCAGTCACCAGCGCCGAAGACAGCTTAGTCTTCAGTTGCGTACTGAGTATCTCGAGCTGGTCGTTAAGTCCCTCCGAGACTTTCGTCAGATCGGTAGACATAACAAGACCCAGTTCGACAGCCTGCTGGCGTAACGCCTTCATTTCTTCACTGCCGTCACCCAACAGGTTGACCAGCGCGGCACCCTCTGAGTCGAACGCCTTGAACGCTAGACGAAGTTTCTCTTGCTGAGTCTCTGCCCTGCCCATAGCGTCGGCGTACTGTTCCAACAGCTCAGTCGTTGAGAAATACCGACCTTCGTCATCTTGGAATTGAATGCCTAGTTCTTGGGTTGTTTTTAAAAGCTCGCCAGTACCCTTTGCCGCCTCGCCCATTCTTCGAGCAAATCTCTGAAGCGCCATGTCCAGAGTGCGAGTCTCAATACCTGCTTGACCTGCCGCAAAGCGAAGCTCTTGAAGCTCTGCCGCAGTGACACCGACTTTGTCAGCGGTCTTTGCTATGTTGTCGCCGTACTCTATAGCCTCTTTTGATGCTTGTACCAAAGCTCCGGCTGTCAATCCCGTCGCAAGACCAGCGAACGACTTGCCCAGTGTTTTAACAGACTTGTTCAGCTTGTCCATTCCTTTGGCTGAACGCTTGGTGTTGTCGTCCATCTTTTTGAGCTGGCGGTCCATCTGCTTGACCCCAGCTTCGAACGCCGCAGTCTGTAGCTCTAGCTGTACCGATAACTTCGCGAGATCAGTATCCGTCGCCATTTATCTTTGCCTCCCCCGACGGGAACCGTAGCGAGACTGATCCCGCAAGCTCCGTCTGTACACCTTAGTCGCCTCGGTATATAGAGCAGTAGATGTGGCATCGACTATCAATTGAGCGGCATTTTCCTTGGAAGCGTCCCATGCGTCCTGAAAGAACGGGTTGTATGGTTCGCCTCGCTTGTGCGGGAACTCAAGAGTCCGGTAATACCATCGACCTTTCGATTCGTTCTTCAGTTTTCGCAACCCAACATACGCTGATTTAGATGTGCCGTTTTTTCTACCGTAAGTTTTGTACCCTATCGATCGCCTAAGAGTACCTGTCCGCTTCGGTGCGTTCTTTCGAATCTCCCTGCGAACTAATTGTGCGGCTTTCGATACACCTCGCTTCCCCGCCGCCTGCGAAACTGTCGGCCCAAAAGCTTTCATCTGCTTTGAGAGAAAGTCCGCACCTTGCAATTCCATCGTCATGTGAGCCTCGACACAATCTGCTCGGGAGTCATCGCGGTCATGTCGCCTTTAGCGACACGTTGATCGCGATCACGTTCCTCGGCTTGCTCTTGAAAATGAGCGATCCACCCGAAGTATTCCGTCACCGGCATTTGCCGAACTTCCCAAACAAACTTGTTGAGTCGCTCGGCGAGAAAGAAAAGATTCTTTTCAACCTGACGCATCTTCATTGCCCATACCGCAAACCTCAAGAGCGTGAGGTGCGAATTCACCGAGCATTGATATTCCTATCTGATGCCCGACAGGTTCACCGTTTAGAAACACTGTCAGCTTTAGAATATCCACCTGCGCGGTAAATCTGCTTTCCTCATCTTGGAGCTTCCCCAACACCGGGAGCATTTGCTCCACCGTTGGTTCACGAAACTCGTATTCACTACCGTCTATTTGAACTCTCTTGGTCTTTAGCATTGTCATTGCCCTCCGTCATGAGCAAGTGGTTTGGTTTATGGACAGGTTGTTGCATCAAATGCGTGTTTTGTTGCACTGCCCTTAGCGAAGGAAATAGTATAACCTACCGCGCCTTCTAAGGGAATAGACCAGTTCATACTAAGAGCAGTCACCGGCATGATGAGATACCCACCGGCCGCGCCGAGATCGATCTTCAGGTAACGTTGATCCATTGCCTCGTAAGCTTCATACAAAGCCTGATAATCGGCGTCACAGATATCGACGTAACCACTCAGCTCGACTGAACCGGCATCTACAACCGGCGATGCGATGGTCTGGTCTGGCTTACAGAAGGTTCCGACATTGATCGTCGAAGGTGTGTTCGAGTTGTCTGTGATCTCTGACGGGCAAAGCTGAGTCATCTCGTTTTCGTCATAATGCAAGATACTTCCAGACGTCGGAGCTGAACCCGACTCGTAACTTGAGTTGCTACCAAGCAACGTGCCAGAGTCACTATTGTAACTCCCTAAAATGAATGCCCCGTTGGTAGATTTCCAACCTGTGCCACTAACGACAGCGACGTCGCCCACAGATGGACTGCCGCCGATTGTCGAAGTGAAACCCGTCGGATTACCTTGGGTCATTGATGTAATTGCTGACGAACTACCCGCTCCGGTTGTGAACCAGAAGGTGACGTCTCGAGTGTTATGTGCGCTCATGTTTCTTTCTCCATGAATGTATATTCAATAAGGTATTCCAGTTGGTAACCCATGTTCGCAGTGCCGCCCGAAAACTCGTTGACCCCGCTTACACCTGTCACAACTATCTGACCCGTTGCATCCCTAAATGACAGAAGTGTCTTGATGTCCGCTTCGGAAATGGCCAGGAGTTCGCCGTCACCCACGCCCGCCCTACCGTTGAACATCAATGAAACTTCCCCCTCTTCTTCCCATGACCCTTCGCAAAAAGTTTTCTTTTCACGAAACGTCACATCGAACTCAGCAGTCATCCATGTGTCTTCGGTTGGATTCTGCTCCAAATTGATCGTGTCGTAATACGGCGACTGAATACTCGCGTCTGACAACCATGATCTGAACAATTCTCTGACATAGGACGACGACATCACTTGCCCCGAATTACGCAACGCCAACCGACGAGCAAATCATTCAGATATACAGGGAACACTTCATTGATCGTGTACCTGTCTGCCTGCACCAAAACCCGATCCATCTTTTTCACTATCGGAACGTCGCACTGCTTAACGGTGACAACCTTCACGCCAACGCCATACGCCGCAATAAGCTCCTCATCGTTACTCGTTTTAAAACCGACAACACACTGGACAGACGTGTCATCCGAAACACTTTCAATCGTCGCAGGAACGCCGAGCAAATCGATCGTCTGCTCGTACTTATCACGAATGTAAGATCGATTGTTCAGCATTCCCACAGCCTGTAAAAATCGAGAACGATCTGATCCTGCTGGGAGATCGGACCGAAGCTCGCGCCAAGTCCCACGTCCGTTGACCAGCTCGTACCCGCGTTGTATGAAATCGTTCCGACATCAGGAATCGTGATTCGAGACACCTTATCTCCCATCTCGTTGCCGGTTGATACCTGCCACTGATTCTTCACTGCGTTAAGCAAAACTTGATAAAGATCCAAGGGCCATTCGTCTGGCTTGTATCCACCCGACCATCGGAGCTGTTTGAAATTGCTGTACCTGTAATTCGGGAACCAGATGACCCCGCGCTCGTTGTCCACAAGATATTCATTCTTGACGCCGTCAATGTAGACGTCACCACTGACGGGCCAGAGATGCAACTGCCATCCGTCGCCCCTCTGCGGGAGCTTCAGCTCGGTGTGGTTTTCACGCCACTCGAAGTACCTGTTGCAGTACCTCTCAACGAAAGACATCGCAATCTTCATCACCGCAAGGACCTGATCGTCGAAATCTTCGCCCTCTATCCCCAACCAATCTTTGATGTCTTCAAGCGTCCAGCTCGGGCCATTCACTAGAAGGTCTTTGCATCCAACATCGCGCCACACGCCATTGACCGAAGAGCCTTCGGGCATCAGCACATATTCCCAAGTGCGACCACCCTCGGTGTGGATGTCACCTTGCTGTGGGCCTTCGGGCCAATGGATGATTCTGGTTTCAGCCATTCTTCAAACCCTCAAACTTTTCGATCAGACCGCCAAGCGAATTGGTCAAGGCCGTCTTGATCCCTTCGATAGTTGTTTCGTCAGCGATTGCTGTTTGCAGTGTGGTAAATGCGTCAACCATCCGTGACGGCGATACGGTTGCGGGGTTGCCGTCAGCGTCGAGGAAGTCTGTGGCTTGTACCGTGCCAGAGAAAAACGCATTCCCTGCATTGCTGATGTAAGCCAGCTCCGAGTTATTCTGGTTATTGTAGAAAGATATCTTGCTTGACCCAGACTGAATTCTTAACTCGCCTGAATACTCGCCACGAATGTAACCGTTGTTATTGACGTTTATGTACTTGTCTGTTTTAAGTACGCCGCTAGCGTGTACGTCGGTAGTGAAATACCCATCACCAGCAACCTGCAACTTAGCGTCACCGCCGCCAATAGCCCTCTCGGCCATCTTCTCAGCTAACGCCTCAGCCGTTGGAAATACACTGAAGTCACCATCAGTAATCTCAAGCGTGACAGCTTCCTTATCGGCCTTGGGTTCAGCCTTGAGCCTAGCGTCAAAGGTAGTCTTCCAGCCTGCTATCTTGGTCTTGGCTTGCTCTAGGTACTCACCAGCAGAGCGTGAGGGTTGGCCTCCGATGCCGACCCTGCCGTTAACACTAAAATTCCCATTGCCTTTCAACACGGCAAGTTCAGAGTCACCGCCAGCACCTAAATACAGGTCATTACTCGCGTACATGTAGGAGTTGTACCCCTGCGATATTGTCAGTTCCTGACCGTCTGCCTTACTTACAACCTTAACACTGCCATCGGAGCCGATACGCATCTTCTCGCTTGTTGAAGCAGAGAAGACCAAATCGTTGCCCTCTGAACCAACAACAGCAAGACCCCCTGAGTTGGTGAGTCTGAGGTTAGATATTTCTGAGGTGGACTTAAGGTTAGTTGTCGTGGAATTGGAGGTTTCTACATTAAATCGAAATGTTGTTACATCCGCACCAATACCAACATTGCCCGTGGCTCCGTCGATGCGCATACGCTCTGTTAAAGTAGCAGTCGCGCCTTCTGTTCCTGATGGAGCGCTGGAAAATTGAAAAGTCCCATCGTAAAGGTACAAGCGACTAAGACCTTTTGCGCTTGAAGAATACTTTAAATTGTTAGAGGCATCGTAGTACGCCCCAGAAGCCATACCTATTGCATGGTCATTGTTTTGTCCAAACAACGTAGACTGACCAGATCCACCCCCAATTTGTAATTGAGTAAACGCTCCAGACGAGGAACCTAGCGGAGTAACACCAATACCAACATTGCCCGCGCTATAGTAGAGGTCAGAGCCGCTCTGCTCCCACAAGGCTTCACCACCGCCAGCACCGATAATGCTGTTGCCATCAGCGTCAAGGAAGTCTGTGGCTTGTACCGTCGCGCCTGAGAAGTTGACAGCATTGATACCTGTACCGATTGCAAACTCGCCACTGGCGGCGTTTGCGTAACTGCCTAAGCCTATGGCGTCTTCATTGGCAATGGCTCCGTTGCCAATAGCAACGCTGTTAGCGCCCGCGCCCGCAAAGGAGTAACGCCCCACCGCAACACTCTGATCGCCTGCGTCAGCGCCTTGGCCTATAGCTACTCCCCCTTCTTTAGCACTAACTTCAGATCCTATCAAAACCTGCTGGACACCCCGAGAAGATGGATTGTTCTCCCAGCCCAAAGAAATAATGAATTTGTCTTCGTCGCCGTTCACCCAGTCGAGATCACCACCGCCTGATGGCAGGTTATCAATCTGGGTTTGAAGGTCAGCATCGCCAGCAATGCGAGCCTCTGTCTCACTAGCTAGGTCAGCCTTAATCTGAGAGTCGTCATAGTCATCGCCAGCACCGACGATGCTGTTGCCGTCAGCGTCTAGGTAGTCAGCGGCCTGCACCACTCCCTCTGCGGTGATGTTTCCATCTTTATCAATATCAATGGTTACCTTATTTGGGAGCGGATCGGGCAGAGGCTTTATAATTTTAAGCGCAGACTGCAACCCCATTGCCTCGGCTTTCTGTTCTTCACTGAATGATGAAGTTATTGGGGCCGTATCCCCAACCACAATCCCGCCAACAACAACCTGCTCTACAGAAACAGAGGCAACCGTCTCTACAGCCGCCGCAATAACCTCTTTAGTCTCAACAGAATCAGACGCTTTTATGTCGATTGCTTCTATATATTTGCCGTAAAATTTATAGGCGTTGATTGTTGCCCTGCTTATTGTGCCTTGCTCGGGGTCTGTGGAGTACCGGATATAAAAATCATGTATGTCATCGGGGTTGCTGATTTGATCTGGAAACGTCACGACCCTATGCCCAAACTCATCTGGATCTGAAGCAAGCCAAATATCGTCACCACCAACAGACACAACTTCACCGGCATCGTTCAGCGTGTAAGCAATACCCGTTTCGCTGTCGATCAGAATCTCGCCAACAGCTTCAAACTTGTCCGCTGTTGGGATTCCACTTCCTCGCTTGTGAAGTATCGTGGTCACGGTGTCGCCCCTCAGTATGTGCCGCAGTCGATCGTGTCGTTTATCTTGATGTACTTCGCGAACTCGGCGACAAGGTCGGACTGATTGGCAAGACTGCCCCCGATCATTCCCCAATTAACCGTGTCCATTCCGAACGACATCAAGATCCAACCATGTTGTCCGTCAGAGACAAGCCAATCACCAACGTGAGCAGTGTCATCGTCTGCTCTACCGGCTGACCCATCCTTTTTAAATCCGCCCGTACCAGACAGGACACCCTCTACCGTCACCACGACATATATGCCCTTGGTTTTTTCTCCGCTCGGTAATGCGTTTCCCTTAATCAACCCCGCCTCGGCCCCCTCCTCAGAGGTGTCGATCACGACATTGTTTTTCGCGTCATAGGTGCCGCCGTACATCAGACCAGTAAGGCTCGCATCGAGCAGGTCTTGAAGGTCTTTGATTGCTTGCGCGTTGCCGCCGATGTTCGTCACGTTCTCTTCGACTTGGTTAGCCAAGCCATTGGCATCGTTGATCTGGCTGTCCAGCGTGTTGATTCTGTTTTTGTTGTCTGCAATTTTGTCCGCGTTTGTTGAAATATCCGAAGTATTATTTGCGATACCTGCCGCGTTAACTTCTATCGCACTGTTAGCATCATCGAGATCACTTTCAAGAGAAGCGACAGCCGACTTCAGTGCGGCAATATCACCCTCGTTTACTCCGACGCGAGCCTCAAGCGCGACGATGTCAACATAGCCATCGCCCTCTGAGATCCACTCGGGTTTGCCTGAGATACTCCCCCAGTCGAGTTCGCCTCGACCCAACTCAATGATGTCGTTACCGTCAGTCGATGAGTAAAGAATTCCCTCGTTAAGATCGACTGCGACCTCTCCCTTTGCAAGAGCCGAGTCACTTGGCTTTCCGTATCCGTACTTGGTGATTATGGTTGTCATGCTGATCCCCTAATATCTGCCGCCATCGACTTGAACTTCGACTTCGGTTATTCGTAAATGGAAATTTCCATTCGCGTCCTCTTGTGTCTTCTCGCCTTCACGCGCCCCATCTGGCGGGTTGGTCAATACGACATCCGCAGTCGTCACTTCTTGAGCAGACGATCCACTTGCAGAAACGAAATATTCGCCCTGCCAAACGTAAAGCTGATTCCCAGCAGTGCCGCCGGTATCCGTCCAGAAGTCA